GTGTCTTTCTCGGTGGCTATGGCCTTTTCAATCGCTTGCTTGTTCGCGTAGATTTCTGCCAGTGTTTCATAACTTGCCGCTTGAATGCCTGTAATCTTTGCGTAGTATGTAACTTTCAACCGCTCGAGTTGATATAGGCTATCTATTTCCTGTGCTGTGCCATACCAATACAGCATGCTATTGTAGTTGAGACTGAAAAGCTGCTGATCGTAGGTTGTAAGTTCGGGTGTAAAATCCTGCTTTGAGTAGGCTATCCGATTTTTTGAGCGTTGTGCGAAACTGGCTGTTGGCAGTAGAAGGAGTAGAAGAAAGGATGTTGTAAGTTTCATTGCGGTAGATTTCATTGGTGATTTGCTGCTGTTGAATAATGGTGTCTTGATGGATTTGTAGTGAATCAATTTTAGCAAAGAGCGAATCGGTCTTAATGTTATTTGATTCGATGACTTGATATAGGCTATCATTTATGCTGTGAAGCCTATCTACAGCGGGATTGCTTATTTGATTGCATGACCGCGCGCCCACAATAATCATGATAAGCACAACCACTGCAACGGATGCGATGAGCAGCGTGTTTCTTAGTTTGTTTTTTTCCATCTTGTGATATGTAGATTTTTAGATAGTGGGCGAATCTTGTAGTACACCCCATCGCGTGTACGGCTATCGCGCATGCCCTGCTCGTTAGTGTTGCCTTCAATCGTGCGCACTGAATACTTTGATACCTTGTCCACGATACCAGTGTGACCAATACCCTTGTATCGCTTACCCTTAAATGAATTGTAACTAAGTGTCATCACTAGCACATCCTTATCGCTGAATGCTTGTAAGAATTTGCCATCTGTAAAGATTACATCGTTGCGATTGTAGGCCGTAGGTGACCAACCTGTGATGGTGTTAGGTATGCCGCACTCGTTGAGCATAGCCATGACAAAGAATGAACACCACGCATAGCCGGGTTTCCACCCTTCCTGCTTCATAAGAACAAGCAGAGCCTTGTCATTAAAGCCCATGTTATTGCCCCCTTTCTCCTTTACACCAACAAACGCAGCTGAAGTTACCCTTACGCAGTAACCGTCATCAGCATGTGTAAGATATACAGGTATGCAGCAAAGTAGAATGCATATAAGAGCAGGTATAAGACAACCTTTTGCCATGTGGTTAAATAGGTATTGATTTCGTACTTAACTTCTTTATTGTATATCTCCCGTTGCAATGCCCGAAAATTGAATCTGATGCCCAAGAACACAACGAAATTGGCAAAGACCATTACCATTGCAGCCAATACAATATACTGGATGTATTCCGTGCTAATGAGTGCATCACCAAAATAGGCAACCGACATCGTGCCCGATACAGCAAATAATAAAAAGGCAAGTGGTATAGACCACAAGCCGTCTATTAATTGCAGCTTGTAGCGCAATCCTTTTAGATCAACCTTATTTGGTTGCGGGTTTGGCTGTTTCTTTGTTGCCATTGGCTCGTAGTTTTAGTGAAAGCTCACGCTCATACTTGCGCAAACGTTCGGTGTAATCTTGTTTCAGTGTCTTTTTTTCACTCATGGTATTCTGTTAATGATATTTCGTGAGTAGGTAGGACGGAATGAAGTAGCCGTGTTGCCCGTGCTGAATTGGTAGTTAAGCGTGTTGGTCACATCTGTGCGCGGTGAACGGTCTGGCCAAGTTGCTGTTGAGTATTCCGGGAACAAACTTGAGTTAGCACATAGGTAGTCAACAAGCAATGTGGTATAGTGCTCGGCGTTTTGTCTTGCACGGTCTATCATATCCTTCATAACTAAATCAGATACGGGCATGGTGTCTTCGCTTTGACGTTGTACTAGCGTGCCATTGTCCATGCGGTAGCAAAGGTTTGGAGTAACATCCACCATCACCCACCACAGCAACATCTTTTGAATGTAATCTTCTAATAAGATTTGATAGTTGCCCGCGATTGTGTTAGCCGCTACATCAGCCTTAATCTTGTTTAGCAAGTCAGTTCCCAAAAAGGGAAGCAACCACTTATCCTGTGCTAAATATACCGAAGGGTATAAAATATTGGGGTCAACACTACCATTGACCGTTGTATATTTCTTTATGTAGTTTTCTGATATTAAAAGTACTTCTGCCATAGTTGTAATTATTGATTGCCGTAAATAGGATTGGTTGGAAGGAAGCCGTTGTAAGGCATATCTTCAGGAAGCTTTGCAACAAGTGCGTTATTGCGCACCTTATAGCCCATGCGTTCAGCAAGTGATACAGCAATACGCTTTGCATCTGGATCATTAGGATTAATCTTTGCGCCCTTTGCATCTACATATACACGCTTTTCCCAAAAGTGGCGGCAATTACCACCGCCTTTGTAGAACCAAATGTCGTAAGTGTCCGCACCATTAGGGCCCCATCCGGGATTGACAGCTACATTCTCCATCGACACGATGTCTTCTTTGCGGTATAACTTACCTGCTTCCACCATCTTCTTGCAGAATGGGCGCATATTATCATGGGTAAAACTACCTGCATACACATAACGTGTAATAAAGTATTTGCCATCAATAATCGCGTCCTGTTCGCTCTTTGCCGCAGGTCTTGCCGCCCCCGTACGCACCGCAAACTCGTGTTCGATTTCTTCATCCGCGTTGTATGCGTCAATCAATATCCAGTCTTCAGATGCATCCTCACCGAGCGCAATCAATGCATCTCCTGCGGTGCTATCATCTTTTTTTTTTTCGTCACTCATGATGACTTCCTGCGGTTGCAAGCTACCCGGTAACACATCAGCAAAGATTGCATCAATGGTTGCGGCAGGAAGTGTTGGGAAAGCAGCAGTTACAATAGCCTTCGCACTTGTTACAGGTACAGCACCCGCAGCACTTTGCATCACAATATCTACAAGCGATGTAATCTGCGCACCATTCAAGGCAGTAGTAGCAACATCTGTGGTAGTGCCGCCTGTTGTATCTGCAATTACTTCAGCCTGCTCAACTGCAAGTGGTGTGTTTGGTACAATCTCAAACGTCACACCCGGCAATTGATTGCTCAATAATTCCTCGATGCTCTTGTTAATCATAGCCTGATACGGCTCAATCACTTGCTTGTTGAATATCTCAAGACCTGTAGCCATCTCATCTTTGTTGCTACCAAATCCTGATGTTTCTCTGATACCGAAAAGCAGCGGAGTAGTAACACGGTGTGCTGTGATAATCTTTTGCTGTGCGGTAGTATCCATAAGTTGATACTGCTTATCCGCATCGTTCACGGGGAATGGTGTAATCTCAGTCTTTGGTTGATCACGTTCGTTGAAGAACATAACCACCTTACCTGCATTACGTGCGCCACTCATCTTGTTCTCCCAGTCCATCATCATTTGTTGCTTCTGCTCGGGCGTAGCCTGCCCGTTGTAGAAGTTGATGATAGTAGAAGGAAAAAGACCGTTTGATATTTGGTTGATATGGAAAATTGAAATCTGCTTATCTAACTCAATGTAGTTAATAGCAGACCAATAGTCAGGGCGTGGGTAGGTATCACTGCCCGTATATGTGAAGCACCAATAGATTTGGCGCGGTTCTTCATTACGTGTGAGGTAGTTGTATTTAGGAATGAACTCGGGCGTGTTTTTCTTCTTGCGAATGTTGCCCCAATCGTAGCTGTGAAAAATACCTATTTCACTTTCGTCATCTTGATTAACCGCAATACGACACTCTTCAAATGGTATAGCGTTTAGCTTTGATATAACCGTTCTATCATTGCTCCAAATTACTTCGATGAAGAAACCGCCAAACAACTTCAAGTCTTTTGCGCAAGCATAAGTCAAAGTATCCACATTGAGTGCATCGAGTTCCGCCTGATATTGCTCAGACTGGATGCCTTTACCTGCTACCATGTCACCAATAGCTACAACCAAACTACCATGCACGGGTGATTCGTGTGATAGGTCACGTAGGTATTGCGGAAAATCATTTGCATCTCCGTAGTTAACCCACCCTTTGCGGTCTACTTTCTCTGCATCACTTTTAGCTACGTATTCACTAAGCTTTAGCGATACTATATTTGATTCCTTATGGTTCATAGATTATATCATTTGGTATGGTTACAACAGG